GAAGCCGCCTGTTACTACTGTCACAGGAAATACAATAGTTCTGACAGACAACGTATTTAATGATGAGGTTGTAAAAATCCTTCAGGGTGGTACTATTAAGCGTGATCCTGTAACTGGTGCATTTATAGGGTATACTCCCCCTGTTGCAGGAAGCAATGACAAAGGAACTGTGTTTAAGCTGTGTGCTTATTCAGCTATTTATAATGAGGCTGGTATTCTTACAGGATATGAGAAGATTACATATCCTAACTGTCAGGGAACTCCTGTAGCATTTAGCTCAGAGGATGGTACTTTCAGGGCCTCTGATTATACTATCAATTCAGCCCCGGCTGGTGGCGAAGCTCCGTATGATATGGATATTGTTGATTCACTTCCTGCGGTTCTTGGTGATCTGTCTGTTGTGTCTGTAGCAGGATCTACTACAGGTACTACTAAGATTACTGTAACTCCCGGCTTGGAGTATGGACATAGTTATAAGTATAAGACAGCTGCTACAGTTGATATGCCCTCTTATGGTGATTCTTCCGCTTCATACACTGATTGGGATGGTGTAGAGGATATCACAGCTACTACAGGCAATGAAATTGTTATTGTGGAAGTAGACAGTGAGGAACTGATTCTGAAGGGTGGAAAGGCAACAGTTGTTTCTGCTATATAGTGTGAAAGTAAAGTAAAAGGAGAAAATCTATGAGTGAGTTAAAAGTAACTTCTATTGAGGAACTAAAAAAAATAGCAAAAGGGGAAGTTGTAGAGCTTCCTCCTTTTGCAGAGGGAACACCCTTTGTAGCACGTTTAAAGCGGCCTTCAATGCTTGCTTTAGCTAAGACGGGTAAAATACCTAATTCGCTCCTTACACAGGCAAATAAGCTGTTTGTAGGAGGTGTACAACAGGCAGCAAGAAACACAGATGATGAAGCTATGATGGATGAATTATTTGAGATTCTTGATGTAATCTGTGAAGAGGCTTTTGTAGAGCCTACTATGAAGGAATTAAAGGATAATGGTATAGAACTTACAGATGAACAGTACATGGCTATATTTAGCTATACTCAACAGGGGGTAAAGTCACTAGAAAATTTTCGTAGCTAGTGGAGAAGTTTTAAGAATACTTGGAACATATAAAATGCTGGATATGCACATTCGACCTTCTGACCTGATGGGTATAGAGGACGCATATACAGCATTTTGCTTTGATGAAGCTTGTGCATATATTATTAATGAACTTCAGGATGGTAAGGAGCCTGTAAAAACTACAGGTAAAGATACTTCTGGAAATGCAAAGCATTGTAGCAAACCTTCGGATTTGTATAAAAAATTTGAAAGCCGATAGAAGGGAGGAGAGAGAAATATGCCTATGATGGCACATGAGGTAGCTTTAGGTACTGCTACTGCATTTTTAATGTTAAAGGATCAGGGCTTTTTTGATGGTATTAATCAGGCTCAATCTGCCCTTCAAGGCTTTTCCAACAATGTAAATAGTGGTATGTCCTCTATGGAAAAAGTTTCAAGACTCACAGGTGATATCGGTATGAGTCTTACAAGAAATATCACTACCCCTGTTGTTAATGCAGGAAAAAGTATAGTTGATGCTTTTAGAAGTACAGAACATGCTTTTATTGGTGTTCAGAAAACTTTGGATCAGCAGAAATTAGCTGATTCTTTTGGTATAGTTCTAAAAGAAGGTGACGATATTGATAAGAAGTTAATTCCTGCTTACAATAGATTGGATGAAGCAATTTGGGATATGACTCAGGAAACTGCAAGCTCTTATGAAGAGATTGCTAGTGTCATGGAAATGGCTGGACAGCTCAATGTTGCGCTTGGTAAGAATGGTCAAGGTCTTATTGATTTCACCAAGAACATTATCATGTTGAATGACACCACTGATTTAGTGGGTGCAGATGCCGCTAAGACGCTTGCACAGATGACAAATATCTTAGGAACGTCTGAGGAGGACTTCGGTCGTTTGGGTGCTACCATAGTTGACTTGGGTAATAATACGGCTACCACTGAGGCAGATATTGTATCTATGGCTAAAAGGATTGCTGGTGCAGGTGAACTTGTATCGTTGACTGACCAAGATATTCTTGCTATAGCGGCTACGCTACAGTCCGTTGGTATTTCTGCTGAAATGGGTGGTACTGCATTTTCAAAGGTGTTGAAAAAGATGCAGACAGCAGCGGAGTCTGGGTATGAGCCTATAATTGATTTGACTAATAAGACGGGGAAAAGTTTGCATGAGCTTGCTTTAATGTCTGAGAATGAATCCCAAGCTTTTACTGCGTTAGCTAGTGATCTTGACATGAAGAAAAGTGATCTCAAGAGTATGGTTAAATGGGGCGAGCTTCTTGAGAATTTTGCCAAGGTGTCTGGAATGACTGCGGAACAGTTTGTCAATACATGGAGAAGTGAGCCTGTAAAAGTTGTGGAGGCTTTTGCAAAAGGGCTGGGTAATGTTGATGCTCAGGGAAAAAGCACAGTCCAGATGCTTCAGGATATGGGGTTTACGGAAGTCCGTCTGAGTGATATGCTGGCGAGGCTTGCGTTGGCACAGGATGGTTTTACTGAGAATCTTGTTAGGGCTAATGATGCATGGACTGACGCTGATGCATTGGAGATAGAGGCTGCAAGACGGTATTCTGAAACTAATGCACAGTTATCACAATTAAATGAAAGTTGGAAAGAACTGAGAGTTGAGCTTGCAGAATTTGTAGTTCCTATTTTAAAAGTCCTTGTGGATATAGCCAGAGGTCTTATTGATGCTATTAAAGCTATGCCTGATTGGTTAAAACAGACTATAGTTAATGTATCTGCTCTTCTTGCCGTTATAGGCCCTGGACTTCTTATAATCAGCCGTATAACTGAATCTATAATTAACCTTAAGCGCTTTCTTGATCTGTTTAAAGCCTTTAACCTTGTATCTAAATTAGGTGATATCGCTAAAGGTATTGGAGGCGTAAGAGATAATTGCCATAAAGTAGGAAGTTGTATGGAAGAAACTGCTGGTAAAATCGGAAAGGTTGCCGGGGGTTTCGGGAAAATAGGTTCTGTTGTAGGTACAGTAATAAAAACAATATCAGGAATAGCATTGATAATTGGTGGTGCTGTTCTAGCAGTAAAAGAATTCTTTGACATGTGGGAAAATGGATGGAATATATTAAGTACAATTCTTGAAGCAATAGGTATTGCCTTAGCTGCTATTGGTGCTGTTATTTTAGGCGCTCCTGCTGCTGTAGCTGCTGCTGTAGCTGCTATTATTTTTGCATTATCTCAGGCTGCTATTGTTATCCACGATAATTGGGATGCTATTAAAAAATGGTTCGGAGAAATGGTTGATGGCATAAAAGAACAGTGGAATAATTTTACTGAGGCATGGCATAAAAAGGTCGAAGAGACAAAGCAAAAGTTTATAAGACTTTGGGAAGATATAAAAGATTCTGGTGGACAGGCTATTGATTGGATAAAAGAGAAGTGGAATGCTTTTGTTGAATGGTGGCAAGGATTAGGTGAAAATATAAAAGAAAAATGGAAAAATCTTTGGAGAGAAATAGCTGATTTTTTTGTAAAAATTATTGCAAAAATTCATTCAACAATAGCTAGTTGGTTTGATAATACTTTTGGTGATAATGGAATAGTATCAGGAATACCACTAATTATAAAAACTATATTAGGAGGTATTCTTTCAGCAGTAAAAGATGTTGTACTTCTTATAGAGGACGTTATTACTGGATTGTTTAATATACTTGTTGACATTTTTACTGGTAATTTTAATAAATTAAAAGAAGATCTGAAAAAGTTATGGGATAGTATAAAGCATTTTTTTAATGATATTATTAATATCATTCGAGAAATTTTTTCTACTATATTCAGCGAAGTAGGAAAATTTTTACAAAATATATGGAATAATGTAATAGAATGGTTTGAAAATATTGTTTCTAAAGTTAAAGAATTCTTTGAAAATTTGAAAAATAATATTGTTGAGAAGTTTAATCAGCTAAAGGAGGCGATATTTAATGCTTTCTCAAAAGTTAAAGAAACGGTAGAAACAATAATCAATAATATTAAACAGGCATTTTCTAATTTTATTGATAATATTAAAAAAGATATTGAGGCCGTTAAAGAAGCTGTTTCTCATATTATTGACTTCCTTAAAGATTTTGTACAAAAAGCTGTTGATGCTGTAAAAGGTTTTTTCTCAGGTATGATTGAAACTGTGAAAAATCTTTGGGACAAGGTAACAGGATTTGTAGAGGATATCTTTGGTAAGATACTTGATTTCTTTACTACTAACCTTCAAAAACTTTGGGATTGGATCAAAGATTTTCCCAGTAAGTTTGTTGAAATTGGGAAAAGAATTATTGATGGGTTGTGGGAAGGATTAAAATCTGCATGGGAACCTTTAAAAAATTGGTTTGAAGAAAAGTTCGGATGGATTGGTGATGCAATAGACAGGATAAAAGGAACTTTTGGAGGAATAGGTAGTGCTATTGGGGATTTCTTCAATGGTAGCCATGCTAGTGGTTTAGATTATGTTCCTTTTGATGGATATATAGCTCAGTTACATAAAGGAGAGCGTGTATTAACCAAACAGGAAAACGAAGAATATACCAGAGGATCTAATGGTTCTTCTGGTGATACATTTAATTTTTATAATACTCAGCCTGATCCTTATGAGTATGCAAGGCAGATGAAACGTGCAAAGAAAGAATTATTATATACTTAGTGGAGGATAAATAATGATACAGGAATTTATACTTAAAAATCTCTCCACTTTGGAAGAGGTAAAGTTTGGGCAGGATTTAGATTGTGATTATATTTATGAGTCAGGTGGGTTGGATTGGGGCAACATACCCGGAACACATAATACTTACAACTATCCTGGCCAGATAGGGGACAGTATTTCAAGTTCTAAGATAAATAACAGGGATATTACCATACAGGCTTATTCTTATTATGTTCTGAATGAAGATGAGAGAGAAGAGTTTGGAAGGAATTGGATTCCTTATGCTTATGATAAAATCAAAGAAAAGAAGGAAGTCCTTAATAGGCTTATAAATCCTCTTGATTATATCAGGATAACTGTAGGAGATTATTACATAGAGGGTAAGCCTGAAGCTACTGTTCAGTACGGTGTTACGGAAGAAGATAATAATGTATTTTTCTGTAAGTTTATGTTTTCTATTTTCTGTGCTGATCCTATGTTCAAGAAAATAACACAAACTGTTACTGTGTTGTCTGGGGATTTTGGTGGATTTTTCTTTCCTTTATCTGTTCCTGAATCTGGTTATCGGTTTGGTGTTAGGAAGAACTATCTTAAACTTGATGTTAAAAATGAAGGTAATTCTGAAATAGGTGGTAAAATTATAATTACTGCTAAAGGAGCAATAAATCACCCTACTATACTAAACGAAAGCAATGGAGAAAGTTTTACAATCAATAAAGATTTGGTCGAGGGTGAACAGGTTATAGTAAATACTATTGATGGGGCAGGACGAGGAATAATAGGTATACTTAATGGCGTTACTTATTCCTACCTTCAGTATTGGTTGTTTAATAGTAATAATTGGATTAAATTTAAACCAGGGATATCTGTGATATCTTATAGCTGCACAAACCATGAAGAAAATCTTATGGATGTAAAGATTGAAATAAATCCTGCTAAGTTTGGTTTGGAGGAAATGTAATGAGATTATCAATATATTCAAAAGATACTTTAGAAGTAGTAAGTATGATAACTGAATATACTTACATTACATATACTCAGGAACTAAGAGGAAAAGGAAGCTTTGAAATACATTTACCTTCAAACGAAAAAAGCTTAGAGTACCTTGTTTTTGGTAATTATATAAATTTTGAAAGAGGTATTCTTGGTATTATAAAAGGCAGAAGGGATTCTGAAAAATCAGATACTGAGGTTATAGTTTATGGTTATTTATCAAACCATTTGCTTGAATATAGAAGTTTCCTTTTAACTGCTAAGTATTATGATTATGTTAATAGAATTGCTTATGATATGGTGTATGATTTGTTTATAAATCCTACGCCCCTTACACGAAAAATAACACTTGTTTCCCGTTCTTCTTATGGAACAAATATAGGGCAAAAAGTAAGAGTTCAAAATACAGGTGATACGTTGTTTAAGGTTCTTTATTATATTCTTGATCCTTATAACTTGGGATTTCATATGATGCCTTATTATACAAGTGAAGGTTTACTTGGATCATTGGAGTTTCAGCTTATAAGGCCAGCAGACAGAACAGTTGGCAATACACAAGGTAATATTCCTGTTGTATTTAGTTTTGACCTTGATAACCTTCAAAATTTGGAGTATGAATCTGATGGCAGAGAGTATTGTAATGTTGCTGTAGTAGCTAGCGAAGGAACTGGGAGCGAACGAAAAATAATTGAAGTGGGTGATACAAGTGCTACTGGTATTAATAGAATAGAGCTTTATGTAGATGCAAGGGATTTACAATCAGGAGTTACTGAGGAATTTGTTGTTGACTATGTAGATGAACAGTTTGGGGAATTGTTAAATGGCGAATATTGATTTATATAAACAGAAATTAGTTGATATAGCAGATTCTATAAGAGGAAAACTTGGAGAGCAATCAACTTATACGTTGGAACAAATGCCAGGAAAAATAGACAGTATTCCTACTGGTGGTGGAGGGATAGAAATAATTGATGGGTATAGTGAAAAAAGTGGATTTCCTAAAGATATTTCTTCTGATGGAGTCTCAACTTTTAATAGTATAAGTGTTGCTTCAGGTTATCAACCTGTTATTGTAACAAAGGAGTAAATAATGTGGAAAGAGAAAGTATATACTGGTTCAGGGGTAACTGGTACAACAACAGTTTCTATAAGAAAATATCCAGATACAAGTACAATTACTGTAAATGTAGCTAAAACAGATACATTAAATACTTGTATAAAAAATTTTTTATTAGAATGCGGAGTTCCTGATGTTGTATATTATCCTTGTACAGGTTCTGATGCAAGAAAAGGAAATATATTTATAAATGGTGTTCCTTATCAATTTTATGTAACAAGCTCATATACTTATTGGAACGCTACTTCAGGTTCTTTTTCAATATACACAAGTTCAAGCTCTGTGATATTTAATAGTGCTGGGGAATATAGCATAAGATTATGTTTGGCAGGAAATCCTTTAAGTTCTTTTGGTTTTGCCATTGCTGGTTCAAGTTCTTATGGGGCTTCTTCTTATGTCACAAATTATATAATGCTGTATAAGCTTAAATCTGAAGTGGATGATAGTATCTGGTGGCTTTCCCATATAAATGGTACTAATTCAATGTGGCTTACAAAAAATGATGGTACTAGGCCTCATAATAGTGCATTAACTACAGGGTTGGTGGATAACTTTAATTATAGTTTACCAACTACTGTGATGAATATTTTTGCAAACAAATACCCTTTAATTCCTAGATATTGTGGGGTGTTTAGAATGGTGGATTGTTATATTTTTATAAGTTCTTCTGCTTTAAACGTAGGGTATTCATCCCCAACAGACTCAAAGTTTGCAAAAATAGGTAACAAAACATACTTTGCAAATTATCCTAGTTCTTCAGGATTACTTATAGATTGTGGGTGATATATATGGCAGAAATAACTGAAGAAGAATTAGAAGAATTAATGCGTCAAAGAGGTTTGGAAAAACTTGAGGAACATATTAAGTTTGAATCTGTAGACAGTACAATAGCTACTCAAAGTATGTCTTATAAATATGGTGTAGATTTTAAACTTGGGGATTTTGTATCTGTATATAGTAAGAAACTTAATATGATGATTCCTATGCAAATTACAAGTGTTACAAAATCTATAAATAATGGGGTTGAAATACTTGATATAGGTTTTGGTAAGGATAGACTTAGTACAATTAATGAAAAAGAAAGGAGTATGTATTAATGGCTGAAGCAAGTGGATTTTTTCAGGCTGTTTGGGATGAATCGTTAATAGACCCTACAACAGGGGAAGCTACTGGTTATTGGGATAGAAACTATATAGCACAACAGTTTGCAGATTATTTTGCTTTATTTATAGGTAATGGGGTTTTTGGTAGTCCTACTAATCAGTGTAAAGTAATTTCTGGAACTGGTCTTACTGTTGTAGTCACTCCTGGGTGGGCTTTTATAAATGGTTTATGGTATCATAATGATGCAAATCTTGTTTTAAGTGTTCCTGAAAATACAGGATCTGTAACAAGACAAGATAGTGTAAGATTACGTTGGTCGGATTCCGATAGGGCTATACAAGCTGTCTATGTAAGTGGTTCTACTACAAATACAAGAACAAGTTCTATATATGATTTGAAGCTTGCAAATGTTAGTGTACCTGTAAATGCTGCTACAATATCAAACTCAAATATAACTGATACAAGAACAAATGAATCTGTATGTGGTTTAGTTAAAGGTTTAATGGAGATAGAAACTACTGCTGATCTATTTGCACAGTATCAGGCACAATTTAATGAGTGGTTTGATGAAGTAAAAGATCAGCTTACCGGGGATTTAGCAATAAGGCTTCAGTTAGAATTTGATGAATTAAATGATAACGTAGACACTTATTATAATAATACACAATCTGCTATATCAGGGTATGAAAGCAATATCTCCCAACAAATTTCTGGGTATAATTCAAATTATCAGGCAACATTGAATCAGACAAGACAAGCTGCTTCTACAGCAGAAAGTTTAGTTGAGGATTATGTAGATAATGACTATGTAATTCCTTTGCAGACGTTTACTTTTACAAATAGAGTGTGTACTATATTGGATGAGAAAATAAAAGCTTCCAGTTTGGTTGATGTATATTTTACTGCTGCTTCAATACCTTATGCTGAGGATGCAGTCATTGTTGTTGATACTTCTGCTGGTACAATAACAATGACAGCTAATAAACAACCTGAAGGAACAATTCAAGGATATATAAGGGTAAGGGTGAATTAATATGAGAGGAAGAACAAATATAACCCCAAGAACAAGTCCTGCTGTAATTGGCACGGATGTTACAAATAAACAGGTTACAGGAAGTGCAATAACTGTTGGGGATTTCGTAGAATTCACAGGAAATACAACTGTATGGGAAAAATTAGTTGGGCCTATTAACTATCAAGGGGAACATTTTTTTAATATATCCGATACTATAAAAGGTTGTATTTTTATAAACACTACATCAAGCCAGTGTAAGTTTGTTATATTTAATGATATTGGAATCCTAAAAGAAACAACTTTAAATTCAGTTGCTTTTGCTAATACAAATGTTGATAACATTGATTATGACAGTGTAAATAATAAAATATATGTACTTCAATATTTAGGATCTGCTGCTTGGTATACTTATAATATTTATGTATTTGATATATCACAGAATTATACTGTAACATATAATAGGACAATAACTTTATTTATTCCTGATACTTATGGTGGAGCCAGAAAAGCAGTTTGCGTTCGTAACTCGTATATTTATTGTATATGTTATCCTAGTTCAAGTGGTACAAGTGTTTCTGTTGTAAAATATAATTTAGATGGGAGTACAGTTGAGGATGTTATAACATTAACTCTTGGAAGTTCGGCAAGTTTTTCTAACACTACATGGTATTCATTAGTGACAGAAGATAAATTTATATTGCTTTCTTCTGGGGATGCTTATAAATTTACTTTTGTATTTTCAAGTGATAATCTTTATGCAACAAAGGCAACTTCTGACAATAATTACTTACGGCTTTTAAATAAATGTGCCAATGGAAAACTTGTGAGTGTAAATGGATATAATTTTCTGGTTGGAATGCAGGCTACAAGTCCATTTTCAGGTGGCTTAACTGTCTTTTATTATGATAATAATAATGATATAAATGTAATACAGAAAATAGAAATTAGTTTTAGTGATTTTGTTAATCTTATTGATATGATAGTCGAAAGAAATGAAAATGACTATAGAATATTGTGTGCAGTTTGCGGAAGTGAGTATGCGAGTAATGATGATATTTATGTACGTTTATATAATTTTAATTCCATTTCTGGGAAGATTACATTTTTAAGTAAAATGACTATGAGTGCAGGATTTGGAAATTATTATTGGTATAAAGATTGTAAGTTGGTTGATTATAGTGGAGTGTATAATTTATTTTTTGCTGGTTGTGGTAATCTTGAAACAAATAATCATTTAGCAAAAACTAAATTTATAGTAAGTAATGACACTATTATACAATCCGAAGCCTTAGATTTGGTTAAAAAGTATCAGAACAGAATTGATGGAGTAGCTAAGACTTCAGGTAATGTTGGACAGACTATAACAGTTTGTATTCCATAATTTCTTATTGACTTCATTGTGTTAATGTTGTATGATAATGCAAAGCAAGGCGTTGTTTCAATATTGAATAAAATCCCTAATATTCCCCTGTATTAAACAATGCCTTGCTTTTGTTATACAATAAACTAAGGAGGGAGGGATGTTTATGAGTGTAGCTTCTGTAGTTTCTTTGGCAGTAGGAATAATTAGTTGTACTATTGGTGTTGCAACATTTGTTTCGGCTCAGATCACAAAAGCAAGGCAAGATGGTGTTTTGATTGAAAAAGTTAATACTTGCATATCAAACACAGAAGAGATCAAAAATGACATAAAAGAGAAAAACAGAGAAATAGACAGTGTTATTGATGAACATACAAGAGCTATAACACAGCTTCAAACAGAAATGAAAACTGTCTTTAAACATATAAATTTAGAAAGCTGATGTTGGAGAACATTATGGGAACTTTTAACAATGAAGATGAAAAAAATAATATTCAGGTAGACAGCACTAATAAGCTGTTGCTTGAAATGGTAAAAAATCAGAAAGATAACATTAAGAACCTGGTAAGGGTATTTATAGCAACTATTATATGTTACACAATTCTTTTGTTAGGATCTGTTATAGGCTTCTTCATTTATGAAAGCCAATTTGAAACTATAGATAGTAATTATGATTATTCTATGGATCAGAACACAGAAGCGGAAGGAGAGGGTAATGCTGTTGGTATTATAAATAATAATGGAGATTGGTCTTATGGCGAAAGTGAGTCAAACAGTCAGGATTAAGGGGACTACCCATATAAAGACTAGTAAAAATGCAACCAAAACCAGAGTTAAAAGTGGCAGAGGAAATCCTAATAGATGCCCAGCTTGCGGAAGGTTTATGTAGGCATGACAAAACATATAGAGCTTAAACATAAAGTTAAAAGCATAAACAGGAAAACAGATTTTGACAGCTTGATAGAGGAGAGCATGTTAAGTGATGTAGAAAAGAATATGATGGTTATGTACTATGTGGAGAATAAAACTATAGAGTGTATAGCAGATATGCTTGGGTATAGTCCACAAGGCATAATAAAAATGCATAAAAGAATACTGAATAAATTAGAGTCATTACTGTAACAGTAGTTCGGTGATGGCTCTTTTTTTATGTCTATTTTTGGTATATTTTTGTTATGTTTCCAGTAAATATATCTACGTCCTCAATATGTATAATAGTATGCATAAGGAGGGAAAAGTTATGTTATATCAGATTATAGCCACTAAAGATTTTGTGGATGTTATGAAGGAAATTCCATTAAAGTATATGGGGATATTATGTAATTCTTTTGTGTCTATGAAGAAAATATCTGATAACTCATTGAAAAGTGGTCAGTACGAATTTCTTAATGATCTTTTATCTCAAATCAGAAATCAGGAAATGGAATAGGAGGAATGTATTATGCCTGGTTATCCTGCTTATACTTATCCGAATTATCAACAGCAATATGGTGTACCTCAAATGCCTATGAATAATCCTATGAATTATTTTACACCGCAAATGCAGCAACAGATACAGCAACAGCAAACTAATGTATTGAATGGCAAGATTGTAGAAAGTATAGATAATGTCAAGCTTACTGATATACCCATGGATGGGAACAGCTTTTATTTTCCGAAAGCAGATGGAACAGAAATATATACAAAACGTTGGTTAGCGAATGGAAGCACAGAAGTTGCTGTATTTAAACGTGTAACGGAAGATTCCCCTGAACAGGTAGAACAGTTTAATTTTGGCGAAATGGAAGGAAACATTATGGATAAGCTTAATGCTATTGATGAGCGTATTAGTAAGATAGAAAAAGGTTTAATCCCTAAAGTTTCATCAAAAGTAAAGGAGGGCTAGTATGAATCCAATACAATTAGTGCAGCTATTGAATACAAACCCCCAACAGTTTGTGAGGCAAGCTTTAGGTAATAATCCTATGGCTGGTAATTTGATAAACCTTATAGGTAACAAAGACAGTAAAGGTTTAGAGCAAATGGCTAGAAATATGGCGAAAGAAAAAGGTATTGATGCAGATAAGCTGTTTAATACATATAAAGAAAAACTAGGTATGTAATTGATATTCAATGGCCATGAATATAACAAATAATTTAAGGAGGAAAAACTTATGTTTAATGATGGAAACGGTTTTACCATGCCTGTAGCTCCCATGTACGGAAACAATGGTGGTGGATTTTGGGGTGGTGATGGTATTGCCTCTATAATCTGGATCGTTGTTATCCTTGCTATTTTTGGTGGCTGGGGCAATGGTGGTTTCGGATGGGGTGGCAATAATGGCAACCTTAATGCTGCTTTAACCCGTGGAGAGCTTTGTCAGGATATGAATTTCCAGGATTTAGGATCAGGAGTTCGTGGAATACAGCAGAGTCTGTCTGATGGGTTTGCATTGCAGAATGTAAACTTTACAGATAGGTTAGACAATCTTAGTACACAGGTAGCTGCAGGATTTGATGCTGTAAATCTTGCCATTGTAAATGATGGTTATCAGACAAGGAATGCGGCTACTCAGAATATGATTGCTAATATGCAGAATACTTATGCTATTCAGAATGCTATTCAGGATTGTTGCTGCAAAACTCAGTCTGGGTTTGCACAGGTAGCTTATAATCAGGCAACAGATACATGTGCCATTCAGAACGCTATTAATAATGCTGCTAGGGATATTACCCAGAATGCTAACGATAATACCAAGAGTATTATTGATTTCCTTGTACAGGATAAGATTGATACTTTGCAGAGAGAAAATTCAGAACTTAGGCTTCGTGCTTCTCAGGAAGCTCAGAACAATTACCTTGTGTCTGAATTAAGGCCTTGTGCTAAACCTGCTTATATAACCTGCAATCCTTATACCAGTGCTTATGGTGTAGGTATGAATGGTTGTTGTGGATGTGGTGCATAATTGAACGATAATCTAATGGATATGCTTTCTGTTCTATCCATAATATTACAGCTACAGGTAATGCAAGAACAGAAACAGCAAACAGATAATGATGATATCATGCATGAACTTCAAGCACAAGATTCAAGGTATTTGGATAAAATTATCCAGAATCAAGTTCTAATTTTAGAGAAATTGAATAAGCTCACCGAAAAGGTTGATATTTAATAACAAGGTGGGTAGGATTATTCTACCCACTTTTGTTATAGAAGGAGGTTAATATGGCTTGTCCAACAGTATGTAAATTATGCAATAAATTGATTATAAGTACAGCAGTAACATTTACAGCTCCTAACCTTATCATAACAATTCCTGCTGGGAGTTATGAGGATGGAGAGAAATATTGTATTGTGGTAGCACAAACAATTCCTGCTGATACTACAATAACTGCTCCTGTATTTATCCAGATTGGGGATGGCACAGAATTATATCCGTTAGATAGGTGTGATTGTTCCCAGGCAACAGCCTGTAATATAAGAACTAGGACACGTTATAGTACAAGGGTTGTGACTGATGCTAATACAGGATCGTTTAGGTTATTAGGGAGAACGTGTTGCGCCCCCAATAATGACTTGCAGTCAATAAATGGCACAGCACCTACATAAAGGAGGAAATGATATGGATGCTTATAGAATACATGATATGTTAGAGGATGTTTCCGAAGCTGCAACTACAGAACTTGCAAAAGGTACAGAAGCAATAAATACCCATGAGTTTGGTGAAGTAGTTGATATGATTAAAGACCTTACGGAAGCAGAGAGAAATAAAGCAGAAGCATGTTATTATAAAACACTTATTGAAGCAATGGAAGAATCAGAGTATGGGGAAGATTATGATGAGTATGGGCCTTTAGATCGTAGGGGTTATCGTTCAAGGGATAGCAAGGGGCGTTATACTTCAGGGCGTAACTATCCTATGCATGATATGAGGCATGATGATTATGAAATGGGTAGGATGGGATATTCCAATGGAGCTTATGGTGGTGGCTCCCGTGGAATGTCAAGTTCTGGTTCCAACTCCCGTTATGGTTATTCCTATGACAATTATATGAGAAACAGGGCTAATTATTCTACCACTGATCCTGAAGATAAACAGGAACGTATGAAAATGATGGAAGGTTACACAAAGGATCTGATTGGTTCTTTTTCAGAAGTCCTGAAAGGGGCTACCCCGGAAGAAAGGAACATGCTGAAAACAAAGCTCACAAATGTAGTCAATACAATGCAGTAATGTTTATAAAAGTTAATAATATAAAATGGGATGTGGTCTTTGTAGCTCCTGATGATTCTAACTTAATAACAAACAGTGGCATATATACCCTTGGAATGACGGACAACAATTTAAAAACTGTATTTCTGTCAAATATTCTGACAGGAGATTTATTATACAACGTACTTTGCCATGAGCTATGCCATGTTTATTGTTTCAGTTATGGAATCTATCTGGATGAGGAAGATGAAG